TTGCTTATTTCGCCGTCGGTTGCTTGCTGTAATTGTGTGAGCTGTGCGCTCGTTCCGATATTGGCAAAGGCTACCTGGACGTTTTCCGCTTCGGCGGCAAGGTTGATGCACTCCTTACCAAAGGCTATAATTTCAGCACCGGCAAAGCTAGCGCCAATCATTGCGCCAAGGTTAGCAAAGCTCTTAGACGTTTGCTTTAGCTGCGCGTCTACCTGCTGAATACCACGGCGAAACTCCGCGGCATCTAAGCCTAATAATACTTTACTGGTTACGTCCATAGCTCCTTAATAATGCCCGTAGGCTGCTTTCTTTTTTCTCGTCTTCAAACGCGAGTAGGTCGGTTTCAGAAATTACATTCTTGACCGACTTACCGCTTATGTTTACCAGCACGGCGGCTAGCCATCGCTGCCTACGCCACTCGTCTTTGTCCCGTTCTAAGCCGTGCCTAAACACAGCTTCTAATTGTTCCAGTGTTAACGTCTTCGCTTCGCTAGGCGCAAGGCCTAAACGTCCCACCAGCTGACCTAGTACGTCTACTGGGCCGCCGGCTGGGAAAAAGGGCCGTTAAGCCGCTGGGTAAGTTCGGTAATGTCCCAAGCCCCTGCCATAGCCTTGAACTCGTCAAAGCTTATGCGGTCCGCCATGTCCCAAAATTCTTGAGCGTATAGCATAGCCAGCATATCTGCCAGGCCTAGGTTACCTAATTGTGTTACGCTTTTACCCGTAACTTCCTCGAATAGCAATGCTGCCCCCAGCGTAAACTTTTTCCCGTCCATGGCTTATGGGTTTACGCCTACTGCAAATGCTCCAGTACCGTTAAGCGTAAAGCTCACCGTTCCGTTGTCTTTGTCCGGTGCGCTAACTGAAAGCTGCGAAAGGATAGCTGTACCTTCTACTTTAGTTTCACCTACTACGGGGGTAACCGTACCAGCTGTAACTTGGGTAATTCGGATGTTAACTATGTCGCCTACTTTGGCGTATAGTTCGTCTACGTTCCACTTTGCTGCGTCGTCGTCGCCTAGGTTGCTAGTACCGCTAATAGTCCAGGACTTTGCGCTAGTTACGTAAGTACGAAATACGGCCACGTCTTTGCTTGTGGTTTCGCGGGTGTCGGCGTTCAGCTCAATGCTGCACTCCGTTTCGGCTGCAAACGCTTTGTAGGTCGTTCCGCCGTCTGCGCTTAAAAAAAGGCGAACTTCTCCGCCGCTTATATTGCTCATGTTTAATAATTTATTAGGAAAGTGAAATCGGCAGCGAGTATAATACTCTCCTGCTGTTCGTTGTAAAATGCCTGCATGTTCTCCATGTAGGCTATGGTAAAGGTTTGTTCTGCCGCTACGCCTATGGCATCCGCCGCGCATGCTGTCGCTTCTAAGCTCCCGCTGTCTTGGTTTACGTACTGGGTGTACATAGGTATTACGCGGGGGTAGTGCTGCAAATTGTGGCGTATTTCGGTCAGCTCGTTTTGTGCTTCGTCCGCGCTGGCGTAGTGCATGAATAAAGTAGCTGCTACTCGCTCGGCTACGTACTGGTCCTTACTTTCGGTTACGGTTATGCCGTTAAGGTTTATAACGATAAAATCGCCCGTTTCAGCTTGCGGTGCTGCCAATGAATAGACCGGCGTACTGGTGGACGCTTGGACCGCTTCATGTATGTACTGTAAGTAGTTCACCGCAAGTGTGCTTTAATACGCTTTTGTACAAAGTTACTCATTTTTTCGGCTGCCTTGCGGGGTACGTCGCTACCTTGTAACGCTTTATCAAAAAATTCCTTTGGCGTAAAATTCTTCGCAGTTCCGCCGAATAATTGCCAGGGTGCATAGTATGCGCCGCGTTTGCTGCTAGGGCGTAAGCCTACCACTACGTAAGCCTTTACGGTCCCCTTGTTTGGGAATACGTCTATACTTTTGTATAGGTTGTAAAATGCCCCGTTTGTTTTTTTGTTAGCATCCTTTACGCCACGTGCCTTATAGCTGGCCTTGGCTTGTAACTCATTGTAAGCCTCTTTGCGGGCCTTTTCCACTAGCGGGCGTGCTTCGGCCTTTAGGATGTTCCTAAGCTCCCTAAAACGCAAAGTTTCCGACGTGCCCAATTGCTTTAGGCGCTGCCGGAACTGGTCAAAAGATTCTACCTTGCCGCTTTCGCTTTTTAGGTAAACAGTGTTACCCCGTGCCATTGTCGCGCAGGTTTGTTTTGACTAGCAAAAAACGGCGGCGGCCTTCGGGCGCTACGCTTACTATGTCGTAGTCCTCGGCGTTGTAAGTTAGTTTCCATTTTGCTGCCACGCTGTTGGGGTAGCGTAAACGCCAGGTAATGCTAGTGGCGCTTTGAATTTGGTCGTACGGCATGGTTTCCGTACCGGTTGCGCCTGGCACTATGCGCTCGGCGTAAAATGTGCCTGCGCTGGTCCAGGTCTTTGTTACCTGGCCGCTGTTATTTGTGGCCGTAGTCGGCTGGTAAAGCGTAACGCGCAGGTCTAGCATCAGCTAAAGTTTTGGCGGTAGCGAAACGCTAGGCGGTCAAAAAAGCGGTTTGAATTGTACGGCAAGTCGTCGCCGTAATCGTACCCGAATTTAATGCGCTGGTACAACGCGTGTTTAATGTCTGCGGGTGGGTTAGTGTCGCCGCACGTATAAACTATCACCATACGCTCCGGGGTTTCCTTTAGCGTAAGGGTCGTATTAACATAGGTGTAATCGGTGTACAAAGCTAGCACCGTGCTAACTCCTTCGTCGTCGTATGCCGTCACACTGGTAATAGCCGTAACCGGACCCAGGGGCAGAGCGTATTGCTCGGTCCCCCAGGTATCCACTGTTACAGTTGTCGCACCTAAACGATAGCCGGTGTAGCTGTTAAATTCCTCGACCGCTGCGCTGAATAGCATAGTTAGTAGCGCGTCGTCTGCGCTACCGTCTACACGGCAAAAGGCCTTTACCTCGGTAAGGTTTACCGAAATCGGAGTATAACTGCTAACCGTTACCATTTGTTTAGATAGTTACGTCGGTTGCTAAAGCAAAGGATGCGTTACGCAATACGGCTACGTCCATAAAGCGCTCTACGTAGATCTCTACAATAGATGACTTCATTTGAGAATAAGGGTCAACCATCAAAGTGGCACCGCCCCAAAATCCGATTTGAACGTCTGCAAAGTTACCGAAAAGCAAACCGTAGGTATCGGGAGTACCAGTGGTCTTTTTAGAAACCGTGGTATTGAAGATATTGTAACCGTTGGCAGTTTTAACTGGGTCAAGCATGCCCTCTACGAGGAAACGTCCGCTACCAGCGTCTACTTTGGTTTTCTTTAGCTTGGCTACTACGTTAGGGTGAGTAACGTAAGCAAGGCTGCCGGCTAGTGCGTCGTTGGCAGCTAGTGCAGCTTCCATGTCTACCAGGTCGTCAAAAGTGATAGCACCTAGGGCCAAAGCCTGCGCTGCTAGTTCAGTATAGATACCGCTAGGCTGGTTAGATGACCCAGTACCGTTTAGTACTGCGTTCTCTAGGCCTTTGTTGAATGAAAGGTTAAGCTGCTGAATTACGCGCTGCTCAATTCCACGGCTGTACTCTTGGCGCAGCAGTTGGTTTGACATGGACGCAGAAATTACGGCACGCTTAGGCGACATAGTAACTTTATCAAAGTTGATGTCTTGGACGGTGTCGGTTCCGGTTTCGGTCTGCCAGTTTAGCGTGTAGCTAGAGGTTTGCTTTGGGAAGTCGATGTTACCTACTAAGTTCTCCGCAACCGAGCAAAGGCTAAGGGTTGGAGTGTTCGGGTACAAAAAGTCGATATAACGCCCTGGCTCGGTAAATACCAAGTCGCCGCCAAGGTTTCCGCCCGAACCGCCAGTAACTGACTGAGTACGGGTGAAAAGCATTTCGGGCATGTTGATAGCGTGCATGTCGCGTGCGTCAACTCCGAGCTTGCGCTTTTCGTTTAGGCCTTCTTGGTTTACTTCGGCTTCTAGGCCAGTAAGTTTACCGCTGCGGGCTTCGTTGATAGCTTTAATAATGTTAAACTTGCTAAGGTTACGAGCTTCGTTTTTTGAAAGCTGACCTTGAACGGCTGATGCGTCAACAAAAGTGTTAGCTCTTGTTTCTGCCTCGTTTTCGTGATTTTCCACGGTTTCGGGGTTTTGGGTTAATTGTTCGGGTTCTGCCTCTTGCAAGGCTTTTTCTAGCGACCGTA